GTTTACACATTAGGAAACTGGGGCGTTTTGGGTGATGTCATATTCACCAACTGGCGCGTTGAGGATTTGAGCGCGATGCAAGACCAGTTTACCAATAGGCGCAACGGGTTAGACTTCGGCTTTAGCAGTGACCCGGCGGCGTTGGTATGCTGCCACTATGACACGAAGCATAAGACTATTTATGTTTATAAGGAACTGTATGAGACAGGTCTTACAAATGATATACTAGCGGCAAGAGTTACGGAGATGCTGGGAACTGACCGCGTTACCTGCGATAGTGCAGAACCCAAGTCTATCCAGGAACTCAAGAATAATAAAGTATATGCAAACGGAGCGGCGAAAGGTAAGGACAGCGTTAACTTTGGCATTGACTGGCTGAAGCAACAGACTATTATAGTGGACAAGTCCTGCATCAATATGCAGAATGAGCTATCACAATATCACTGGAAAAAGGACGCGGGCGGGAACTCATTAAAAATCCCAGTGGATAAAAACAATCATCTTGTGGACGCTTTGCGGTATGCGTTAGAAGATGAGATGGCAAGATACGATATAACAAAACTTGTCGACTTTGTATGAGGCACAGAATGATTAAAAACTTTATCAGTACATGGTTATCAAAGCAGGGATTTGTCAAGGCGGATAAACTGCCCCCGTGGTTTTTGGATACGTCGGAGGCAGAAGGATGGGCGATGCCTGATCCAGCCGCGCATAACAGCCAGGCTAGGCTATATGCAGCATTAAGTTATATCGGTACGGTTGTTGATATTATCGCCGACGCCTGCATTGACGCAGACTTTGACATTGTGGATAAGGATGACAAGGAGGATGAAAAGCATCCGTTAGCCATGTTGCTTGAACATCCGAACCAATACGACAGCCGCACTGAGTTCCTGCGTGCGCATTTTGCATGGCGTAAGATTGCGGGCAATAGTTATTGGTATTTGAACAGGGCAAACGAAAACGCAGCGCCAGATGATATATGGTTACTGCCGCCGAATATGATAAGCCCGGTGCCTGACGGCAAGATGGGATTGCGTGGTTATAAATATAATCCCGGTAACGGTAAAGAGATTGCGTTGGAGCCTTACGAAGTATTACACTTTAAGTCATTCAATCCGTCCAGCCGATACGTTGGACTGAGTGCTATTCAGTCATTGGCTGTTATTGGATTTGGCGCAGTTGAAGCGCAGGCGTGGAATACCAGATTGTTTGCGGACAACAATGCCCGCCTGCCTGGCATCCTTGCGTTTGCTGAAATGGTACAGGACGCGGATTGGCAGCGCATGAAGAACGAAGTGACTGAAGCCAGCAAGAAGCGCAACAACATGATGTTACGCGGCGTTGGCAAGGGCGGCGTAGAATGGATGCAAAGCGCAGCTACTCAAAAAGAAATGGAGTTTTTATCTGGTCTGGATATGAATAAAAAAGATATATACGAACGGCTGGCGCCGGGCTTGTATTCGATGCTTGACAATAACAGCCTGGCTAATGGTGCGACTGGTGCGACGGCATTTGCGCGTTATACGTTGCAGCCGATATTGCGTGAGTTGACCGACAAGCTAAACAGTGAACTGGTTGGCGTGTATGGCGAGGGGTATCATTGTGAATACGAAGATGTTGTGCCAGAAGATAAGGCATTGAAGATGGCGGAGATAACACAATTCGCGCAGTTTCACACGGTGGATGAAGTGCGCGTTGAGATGTTTGGCAATGAGCCAGACGAGAACCCTGAACGCGGCGCATTGTTTGTGGCACAGGTTACAGCGACAACTGGCACGCCAGAACCAGAACAGCCAGAGCCGCAACCATTTGTAATGCCAATGCAACAAGAGGAGCCAGTTGTTGAGGATGTGGAGGAAATACCAGAACCCGCTCCTGTTGAAGATATGGAAATGAAAGCGGACTTGAACAGATGGAGGCGTAAGGCAACAAAGAACATCGGCAACATTGAAAAGATGCAGGCGTTTACCAGTGACTATATCCCCGCCGAAATGGCGGTAGCGATTAAGGACAGTCTAGCTAGTTGCAGGACGGAGGCGGATATTGTGCGGGCGTTCGTTGTGGACGTGAAGCCGGTGGATAGTATCAAGGCATTAGCTAAAAGTATCGACAACGCGGTGGCGAAGTATGAACCTGCTTGACATTGCCCGCGCTGCGATAAAGGCTGTTCCGCAGGTACGCAAGTATCTTACGCCACGGACGCGCGTCGCTCTAAAGGTTGGCGAAACTGGCGATTATGACGGCTATCTTATTGACATAGAGAAGCTGGTGCAGCAACTTTACGACAGCAAGATTGGCGCGGACTTTGAAGATAAACTAAAAGAGCTGATAAAAAAGAAACTAAGCGAAGCATATAATGGTGCGTGGTATGACTTGATGGATACGGAAGATATACCTGCTTATTTGGATGCTGAGTTACAGGCAGCGATTGAAGAGCAATACACATTCGTCAATCAGTATTATGAGGACATTATAAGAGACAGGGGATTGGCTATTGGAGTAACCGCCCTATTAGCCCGTGCTGCGTTATGGGCCAATAAAGTTCCAGAGAGTTACAACAACGCGGTAATGTTGATAGCGGCTGAAGAGGGCGCAAAGCCGAATACACCGATTGGTGAGAATCTAATATGGATGGAAGGCGATACAGAAAAGAAGTGCAGCACCTGCCTGGCGTTGGATGGGCTTATCGCCTCTGCCCGTGACTGGATGGAAAGTGGGCTGCATCCACAAATGGCCCCGAATGAATACCTGGAATGCGGCGGTTGGAAATGTCAATGTCGATTATTACCGACATTGGAAACGGCGGACGCGAACGCGGCTGAGCGATTATCACAGATAGCGGCGGGCAGATGAAGATTAGATTTGATATAAAGGGCGTTGAGCAGGTAAGAACATACCTGCTCAATGTGGCAGCGTATGTTCCGCATGTCGCTATTAATGCAATCGCTGAATTTCTTAGACTGAAGCTGGCGATACCGCACCCGTATAAATACGCCTCGCGTGCGCGTGCGTATGGCAGCACGGGCGCGAAGTTTGCAAATGGCAGTCCTGTCCCTGATGGATACTTTAGCGCAAAGCAGTTTTTTTACGTTATGGCAAAGATAGCGGACGGGACGATCACGCCTGGCACAGAGAACAGAACAGGCAAGAGTTCTAAAGCATGGACGTATGAGCCGATAAAAGCGGGACAAACAAAAGGCTATATTCTTAATCCGTCACCGGGCGCGTATTACACCATGAGCGACACGGGACAGGCAAGACAGCCTGCAAATGTTGGATGGCTAAAATCTTCGATGGTTATTGCAGCGAACATAAAAGGCGCGTTCGATGCCGCCATTGCCGCAGTCAAGACATACTTGCAAAATAAAAAATAGTGTATAATGTGGTCAATCTAGTTTACTTGTCAGTTAGTGAGGCGGCGGCGAGCCGATAAGCGAAAGGCAATGTAGGCAAAGCGCAAACAGGCTTATTAGCGGCGCGGTTATATCTTTAATTAGATATAACCGCGCCGTATTTGTTAAGAGGTGACAATGCCAAATATAAATGAGTACACAGATCAAACGGAATGGATGGGCGTATGCGTGCCAAAGCGAGTGGACGAGGGCGATGATAATGACCAGGCCGTTGCTGCTTGCATGGGGATGTGGGAACACAGGAATGATGCGAAGAGTGTCAAGGCAGGTAATGATTGGACGCTGGAAGTCTTAGGCGTTCCGTTCGGTTCGCCGTCCGATAAAGACAGCGACGGGCAATACTTTGACGCCAACACCAACACGCATCAGGAACAATATCCAACCGTACCAGCCGTATATTTTCACGGACGCGATCCTGACGGCAAGCCTATCAATCCTGAATACATTGGCAAGGCAACGCCATTACGCACAGACGAGCGCGGCGCATGGTATCAAGTGGCGTTGGATAAGACAAAGGAACTTGCCCAGCGTGTATGGCAGGCGGCCAAGGATGGGATAGCCCGCGCAAGTTCAGGCAGCGCCCCGCATCTGGTACGCACAGACGGCGACAGAATAACGGAATGGCCTGTTATTGAATTATCAGTTTTTGACATGGGCGAAGGGCGGCAGCCAAGCAATAGATACGCGGTTGCCATGCCCATGATGAAAGCGATGTATAAACAGGCAGGAATTGATTTACCCAGTGAGATTCAGCCAGAGGCGTCGGAAAGCGCGGCTGATAACGCAACACAATCTAACATAGGAGTAATTGAAATGGACGAAAAAGAAGTAAAGGAACAAATTGCATTAGCCCTAAAGGCGCAACGGGAAG